AAGTCTGCTATCTGGGACGAACAAACATATGAAAATACATTACGTGATCATAAGATTTTAGAATCAATGTTCCCAGGAATCTTTACTATTCTGTATGACGAAGACGGCAAAAGAACTTCTGGTGGGTTTAGAGATTTTGGTAAATCAAAAATTCTATGGAGTAAAGCATTTAAAAAAAGAGTAGATAACGACAATCCATTCTTAGAATATCTATAAATACATTATACAGAGGAAAAGTATATTATGGTTAAAACTGTGACAACACAATACAAATACAATGAAGATAAATCTCTAGCAGAGATTGCTTCATACATTGACGCAACGTATGGTCAGCATTATTCTCAGAACAAGTATCAAGCAACAGAGTTCATCATTGATGGTGGCCACGGTACTGGCTTCTGCATCGGTAATGTTCTCAAGTATGCACAACGTTATGGTCGTAAAGGTTCGCCAAAAGATTGGCGAAGTGACTTGCTAAAAGTAATTCATTATGCTATTATACAATTGCATGTACATGAACTAGAAAATAATGGTAAAGTTTGAACACATTCAAGATGGAGTAGATGCCGTTGTAATTGATGGTCTTTATTCCTATGATCAAATGGCTCAGATAATGACTGAGTTAAAATGGCTGACAAAACCCAATATTCTTAAATCAGACTTAGATAATTTAGGTGCATCGACTTCAATTACAACAGGCGATTATGGTGCCTCTAAAAAAGGTATCTTCTTAGAACAGGTATTTGTTAACTGGCAGCACTCTGCATTAATGAAGCATTGTTTTGAGAATTTTGAAAAACCAGAAATAAAAGCTAAACTCATAAGCTTGAATCCGTTATATAAAATATTCTATGCTTGTGACATGAGAACACATCTTCTTTCTTATTATGAAAATTCAGACTTTTATAAAGTACATTGTGATGCTACAGTATTCACTATACTCAATTACTTTAATGTAGAGCCTAAAGAATTTGAAGGTGGAGAAGTAATACTTCATTCTTTCAATGGAGAAAGACGCCATAAGATTGCTATAAATAACAATAGAATCATACTGATATCTGGTAATACAAAACACGAAGTTACAGAAATTAAGTCAGACTGTGGACTAGGTAATGGAAGATATTGTAATGCTGTTTTTTTAAATGTTAAAAATAACTGAGTTGAGGATATAAAATGGAAATTAAAATTCCCGTAGAAGAATTGCAAAAGCGAAAGCTATTCGTAGCAACACCCATGTACGGTGGTATGTGTGCTGGTATGTTTACAAAGTCATGTAATGATCTTTCTGCCCTTGCAGTAAGATATGGCATTGAAGTTCGTTTTTATTACCTATTCAATGAGTCATTAATCACACGCGCAAGAAACTATTGCTGTGATGAGTTTATGCGTTCAGATTGTACGCATATGATCTTCATTGACAGTGACATTGGTTTCAATGCTAATGACGTTATCACAATGCTTGCTCTACAGTCAGATGAAAGTGAATATGATGTTATTTGTGGTCCATATCCCAAAAAGTGCATCTCATGGGAAAAGATCAAGACTGCTGTAGATAAGGGTGCTGCCGATCAAGATCCTAACGTTCTAGAGAAGTTTGTCGGCGACTACGTGTTCAACGTGGTAAATGGTACAGGTCAAATGTCTCTTATGGAACCAGCAGAGGTAATGGAATCAGGCACAGGCTTTATGATGTTCCGTAAGTCAACATTAGAGAAGTTTGCTGCTGCATATCCTGAGTTGATGTATCGACCAGATCATGTACGTACAGCAGCATTTGACGGCTCACGTGAGATCATGACGTACTTTGATGCTCTTATTGATAACAAACACTCTTACATCAAGAAGCAGATTCGAAAGTTCTATGAAAAGAACCCAAATGCTACCCAAAAAGAAGTTGTTGACTTTATCGACGATGTAGACTATGATGTAGATGGAAACAAATATTCCAAGCGTTACCTATCTGAAGATTACATGTTCTGTCAATGGGCACGTAACATCGGTCTAAAGATTTGGTTGTGTCCATGGATGGGTCTACAGCACGTCGGTACATACGTGTTCGGTGGCACTCTTGCTGATCTAGCATCAGTCGGTGTTGCTGCTACAGCAGATCCAGCCAAACTTGGTAGCAAGAAGTAAGTTTGATTTTTATATATTATAGGAGACTACAAAATGATTCTAAGCGAAACTACACTGAACGTACTAAAGAACTTTTCTTCAATTAATCCTGGTATTCTATTTCGTCCAGGCAATACTGTGCGTAGTATTTCTGCACACAAGACTGTCCTTGCGAAAGCAGAGGTAGATAACACATTCGATAAGGAATGTGCAATCTATGACCTATCGCGTTTTATTTCTGCGCTATCGCTATTTGATAAGCCAGAAGTAACGTTTGGCGACAACTCTGTTTCTATCTCGTCTGATCAAAGCACTCTGAAGTATGTCTATGCTGATCCAGCAAGCATCGTGACTGCTCCCACTTCAGAGTTTGCTTTGCCTGCTGCTGAAGTAACATTCACGCTTAAGGCTGATGATCTAAGTAAGGTACAGCGCGGCGGTGCAGTACTACAGTTGCCTGAGATCATTGTCTCTGGTAACGGCAATACTATCACTCTAAGTGCTGCGAATACGAAGAATCCAACAGTAGACGGTTTCAGCATCGTAATCGGTTCAACTGATAAGACGTTCAATGTTATCTTCAAGAGCGAAAATCTCAAGATGATGCAGAATGATTACACTGTTGAGCTAACTAGCAAGCGTATTGCTAAGTTTGATGCTGCTGGTCTGACTTATTGGATCGCAATGGAAACTGCATCTAGCTTTGCATAAGGAAGACGCGCTCATGGACAACAAGCCAAAAATCTACGAAAGCCCAGATAAAGGCAAAACTGTCTATGAGCGTGACTTCGGCGCAGAACCTTCTACACGTGTGCTGAAGATTATTGATGACAATTATATTATGAATAAAGTGGGAGTAGATTATGGAAGAGTTCCTGTTTGTCGAGAAGTATCGACCAAAGAAGATTGAAGATTGTATTTTACCTGATGAACTAAAGACTGTTTTTCAACAGTTTGTAGATCAGAATAATATTCCCAATTTGTTGCTCACTGGTGGCCCCGGTGTAGGCAAGACTACTGTAGCACGTGCTATGCTAGAACAGATTGGTTGTGACTACATCGTTATCAACGGCTCTCTTAATGGCAACATCGACACGCTGCGTGGAGAAATCTCACAGTTTGCGTCTAGTGTTTCCTTTAAGGGTGGTCGCAAGTACGTCATTCTAGACGAAGCAGATTATCTAAACCCACAGAGTACTCAGCCTTCCTTGCGTAACTTCATGGAAGAGTTCAGTCACAACTGTGGGTTTATTTTTACTTGCAACTTCAAGAACAAGATCATTGCGCCGCTTCATTCACGATGCTCTGTAATTGAGTTCAAGATCGCAAAGAAAGACAAGGCTAATCTTGCTTCTCAGTTCATGAAGCGAGTGTTCAACATTCTCAAGGCAGAAAATATTGAATATGATAAGAATGTTGTTGCAGAACTAATCACACGATACTTCCCAGATTGGCGCCGAGTTCTAAATGAGCTTCAGCGATATTCTGTTACTGGTAAGATTGATGCTGATATCTTTACAAATCTAACAGAAGATTCATACAAGAGTCTTGTCGGCTTTATCAAAGACAAGAACTATACAAACATGCGTAAGTGGGTAGCAGAGAATTCTGATACTGATACGACAACGCTGTTTCGTTATTTTTATGATAACTGTTATGACTTCATCAAGATGGAGTACATTCCTGCTCTTGTGATTACGTTGGCAAACTATCAGCATAAGGCTGCGTTTGTTGCTGATCAAGAAGTAAACATCATGGCGTGTCTCTCTGAGATCATGCTAGAATGTGAGTTCAAGTGATGAACACGAAAGACAAAATACAAGAACTAGGTATGCTAGGTGAAAAGATCATCATCAATCGCCTAAGCAAGAAGGGTCATATTGTAGAGAGTTCTATTGACAAGTATGATAGAACTAAAGACCTTATGATCGACGGTAAGCTAAAAGCAGAAGTCAAGACGCAAGTGCCTTTCGTTCTAGAAAACGCATTTACGTTTAAGAGCAGTCAACTTACGAAGTGCCGCAATGTAGATGTGCTGTACTTCATCTCCGTGCCACCACCAAATCACGATGACAAGTGGGCGGGCTGGGTGTTCGAAGCTAAACCTCAAGAGTTCAAAGTGCGTCAACGCAAGACGAGAGATGGTCGAGAGATGCTTCTTATTGATAGAGAGCAAGAAGCACTCAAGCCTATTGCGAAGCTATCTGACGAAGAGATTTTTGAATTAAAAAAATATACTGTTTCTGGATACTAAAGAAATGGCAAATCCATTCGACTTTATTAACAGTATCACTTACTCTAAGAAGAACTTAATTGACGAGTCCGAGTCTCCGGAGCTTATGGAGAAAGAATACGCTCCTTGGATGGTGAACAAGGGCTTGTCATATTTTGTCGATACAATACTACATGCTAACGAAATGAACCAATTTCACCTGCTTGACAAGAAACTTCAATATGATTATTTGATAAATATAATCAGACCCAAGAAGAGATTCTCTAAATGGGCCAAAAAAGCTCAAAATGATGACATTGATATTGTTAAGGAAACGTACGGCTACTCACAAAAGAAGGCAGAAATAGCATTATCTTTGTTATCTAAGGCTCAAATTAATTCATTAAAACAAAAACAAGAAAAAGGTGGATTGAAAAAATGAGACTAACAGTGGATTCATTAGTGGAGGTCAAGCTCAAAGAGCCAGATGACTTCCTCAAGATCAAGGAGACATTGACCCGTATAGGCATTGCCTCACGTAAAGACAAGACTTTATATCAGTCATGTCATATTCTTCACAAGCAAGGTAAGTACTACATTGTACACTTCAAGGAGCTATTTGCTCTTGATGGCAAGCCTACCGACTTCTCTGACATTGATGAGGGTCGCAGGAATACAATTGTAAATCTTCTAGTCGAATGGGGCCTAACCGAACTAGTTGATAAAGAAAAGGCTAAAGAGCCTTTGACACCACTCAATCAGATTAAAGTAATCTCTTACAAAGAGAAAGGCGAGTGGGCACTAGTAAGCAAATATTCGATAGGCAAGAAATCTTAAATTATAGGTAATAAATTATGCTTGATTATGACAAGAAGTGTAGAATTGTTGACACTAAGATGGATGAGATTGGCCCATGGAAATGGGTCATTGAAGATAACGGTCTCTGGAACATCATTGCTTACGAGTGGCAGCATCTTAAGTCTCTGTGGGGCAAGCACGTTAAGAGCTATAACGTATGCGTACAAGCTGGTGGTGCGTGTGGAATGTATCCTCGCCTCTTGTCTGAGACGTTCAAGCATGTCTACACGTTTGAGCCTAATCCTATTAGCTTTCACTGTCTAGTAAATAACTGCCAGTCGAACAATATCTCGAAGTTCAATATGGGTCTAGGCTCAGAGCCTGGCGTGGCAATGATCAAGACACAAGGTCTAAACAATCTAGGCGAGGCAAGAATTCGTACCGATGGTGATTATAGGATTATACTTACTACGATTGATTCTTTGTTTCTTGATGCCTGTGATTTTATTCAGCTTGATATCGAAAACTACGAATTAAATGCCCTACATGGTGCAGCAGAAACTATTCGTAAGTTCAAGCCAGTTATCAGCGTAGAAAACGGCAGCGAAGAAATTCTAAACTTCTTGAAGTCGTTGGCTCCTTACGAACACGTAGGAAGTTTTGGCATCGGCTCAGATAGGTCTGATGACGTTTACAAGGTAATCTGATGGCAGAGCAATGGGCTCATCAAGGATATGTACACATGCGCCCAGACCCTACAGTTTGGGAATGGGATGTTGTTGGAGATAAATTGATGACTGTTAAAGTTCCTAGAGAAGTGTCTTGGAAAAGACGTTTCATTACAAAAATTATACTGGGAAGCACATGGACAAGAGTGAAAAAGAAATAAAGACTAGGACTCTCAAGAACGGAAGAGTTGTTCTAGATTTAGAAAAAGCTAAGACTTTAGAAGTCTATACAAAATGTCCAGGCAAATGGCTTTTGACTGACCTAGAAACAGGTCAGAGTTATATCGGTAATTACGGTAATGGATCGTTCTGGAAAAAAACTTCAAGAAAGTACTTGACAATTGACTAGCCAACATATATATTGATGCCGTCTCTATGCCTTACGGGTAGAGACACTTAACAATAACCTCGCTTAATAAGGAGAAACTTATGCGTACACTATATGACACGTTCCCTGGATTTGACCGTCTTTTCATCGGCGGAGATCAAATTCTCAAGCAGCTAGAAACACTAGCTAATAATGCTACTAAAGTGGCATCAAATTACCCTCCATACAATATCAAGAAAGTCGATGACAACAAGTATGTTATTGAGATGGCTGTTGCTGGTTTCACTAAGCAAGACGTTACTCTTGAAATGGAAGACGACAAGCTGATTGTCAAGGGAAAGATGGAAACAATGTATGATCTAACGAAGGATGGCGTAGAACAGACTTATCTCTATAAGGGTATTTCTGATCGCGCTTTTACTCGTCAGTTCACACTTGCTG